AGCATTAGGAACCCCTGAGTAAGTCCCAGAAGAGTTGTCGTATACCCTTAGCTCAGCATAGTCGCCTATCTCAGCGCCGATGCACTCTAGGCCAGTGATCTTTGCCCATGCGTATGTCATGGTATAACTGAGGTCATTGCTTCCAGTCGTTATCGTGAAAGCCTTTCCAGTATTCCTGGCAAATAGTCTTTTAGTTCCAAATGTCTTGGCAGCAAATGGAGCTGTTAAATTTACAGGAGGTTTGTTGCCAGTTGCTTTGTAGCTTGTTTCAAAGTCAGTTATGTCTGCACTCTCAACAAGGTTGCAGCAAACTTCAAAACAATCGTCGAATGCCATTAACGCATATGATCCGGTCATGTCGATATATTGCATCGACAAGGATCGCGCCGTGCAAACTGATTTAAATACCGCCCAATCTAAATTCATCTGCATTGCTATTCCTCCGTCCACTCAATAGTTGCCGAAAGAATTGGATTAGTGATTGTTACACCGCCTAAATTGATAGCTAGCATGTCCCCTGTTCCTCGCAATACTATTGCTTGAGATGGTCTAGAACCAAAGTCCCACTCGTTCAGTGGTCCGATATTCCCAGCACCACCAGCTGTGCCAATCGAAAACCTGTGAGCTCGTATAATTCCATTTGCAGTGCCAAGAGCCGATGGATTAGCGGTATATGACCTAACAACAGCAGTTGCAGCAGCATTAGTCGTGTCATGTAACCCGGCTGTTATAGTTGTTGATGTTCCGCCAGTATTGGCAGTTGAGCGACGAACCATTGTCAAGCTAGCTGAGAAACCAGAACCTGCTGTAGTAGTGCATGAAATTGTCATCATAGTGATTCTAATTGTCTTGGACGCGCTACCAGTGATAGTCAAAATGTCAGTCGTCGCAGCAGCAGGGACAATACCACTTGCGCACGCGGAATAAGATGCCTTGGTTCCATCGCCTGGAACCGCCGTTACAGCCCACGTGCCGCTCTGAGTAACAGGAATAGCAGACTGGTTTGATGCGATAGTGACCGGCATGCTTGCGGCCATTGTTGTTTGGCCTAATGCGGCTGGTATGCCCGCATCTATAGAGGCAAGAGAAGCAATTTCCGTTGCTTGGTTTGCTGCTGTTGCCGCGCCTGTCGGCAAAGGAAGTGAAGCTGCTGATATTGGAATAGCTGTCTGGTTAGAAGCCATAGTCACGGGCATGGAAGCTGACATAACAGTTTGGCCGAGAGCGGCTGGGATTCCTGCATCAATAGAAGCTAGGCTTGCTAGTTCAGTTACTTGATTTGCTGCTGTGGCCGCTCCGGTAGGCAGAGGCAATGAAGCTGCGCTGATCGGTATCGCAGACTGATCGCTCGCAATGACAACAGGACTAGACAGAGCCATAGTTTTTTGGCCAGGCCCAACCGAATCAGTGGTTTCAAATTCTGGAGCTAAGTCAACCATAAGACCTCAAAGGGCTGGGGACAATTCCCCAGCCCAACTTAATTAAGCAACTTGAGCTGTGATCGTAGCCCGCAGACTAGACAGAGCTTCGAAGTTTTTCGCCTTAACCGACAAAGTCTGAACGCCTGTTGCGCCCGATGTAACCTTAAAGCAATGCAGCTCACCTACTACGGTGTACTGACCAGCACCGACAATGAATTCTGCCAACACGGTTAGCGTAACGTCATCAGTCTGGATCAATTGAAACAGAGAATCTCTTCGGCAAGAAAAGATAAATCCAATGTTGTCGTAAACAGTAGAAGCTGCAAGAGTGATCGAAGCACCGGTAACAGCTACAAGTGTCGCGCTACCAGCAGCAAGCTCACCAGCAGGAGACTTGAGGCAAGTTCTGTCAGCGACAGTTACCTTGATGTTTCCGGCAGTATCGAGAGAAGGCAGAACAAGGTTTCCGCTTGAATCCTTGTAAGCAAATCCAATCGAACCATCGACAGCCGAAGTCGAGCCTTGAGCCGAAGCATGATCGACAACTACCTTGATATTTCCAGCAGAGTCAAGCTGTGGAAGTACGAGGTTACCAGACGAATCCTTATACACGAATCCGACAAGACCATCGACGCCTGCGCTTGCATCGCCTTCGTTATAAGGAAACACGATTGTAGTTTGGATGAATCCGCCAGCAGTAAGCGAAGGCAAGATCACATTTCCAGAACTATCCTTGAAACTAAATCCGATGGAACCAGCTTGCGCGGCGGCGGCTTCACCTTCTACTCTTGAGATGAGCGCCTCGCCTGCACCAGTACTGCTGTCCTCTAACGTAGCAAAACTTTCTCGTGGATCTGCCATTGCTTCAACCTTTCTTAGCTTAGTGTTCCCTGAGCGTAGCATTCAATATCCGCCGCTACGGAACCGCTCCGAGCAGTAGCCTTAATCTCAATTATCTTACCAGAAACATATGACCTTGCGACACGGTAAGGAAAATTAACATTCGGGCTTGCTGCTCCTGTCCTTCCCGATCCGATCAGACTTCCATCGCCATAGATTTGAAATGAAGTCTCTTGTCTGCACGTCAATAAGACTTGGAGAAGGTTCAAAGTCTTCAGGGCAGGAACCGTATAGGAAAGCAATGTCTGGAGCACGCCTGGAGTCGTCACGGTTGAAGCCTCGAAGAACACTGGCAAACCGTTGTCAGCAATGGAAACTGAACCGACAATATTAACGTCTTGGACCCCGGCCTCACCGATCGCAAACTTCCATTCACCGGCAACCGTATCGTAGATGACCTGCGGAATGCCCTTGTCAGAGGCAAGGATAACCGTATCGCCATCTTTCTTTAGGGCGTTGTCGATGTCCGAGGCCGTGCTCAGAACCACCGAAGCGTAGACACCGAACCGCACCGAAGCTCCGGTCACGGTCATCTGAATGTATGGCTTGTCGTGGAAGTTTGTGACCAGGATTCGATCTGAGGTTACCGCTGTCGATACTGGCACATGAGAATTGAGAGTAACTATTTCGCCAGCATCCGAGCCGACACCATAGTCAAAATATTCTACTAAGACAGATCCGCCAGCTCCAAGCGACTCAACGAAAACCGTTGAGAGGATCGAGTTACCTGCGACTGCCATTTTTTGAATGTAAACGCCTACCGGCCTTGTCTCCAAGGCAACGATAGCTTTCGATTCAAACTGTCCAAGCCTGAGAATATCTTCGGCCATTTTATAGGCTCATACAATATAAGGAGAGAGGCAGTTAGCCTCTCTCCGAGTTTAATTCTCAGATTGGTTAGACAGAAATGTTTATGCCATAAGACACGGAAACTTCGGTCGCACTTTGAGCGAAGCCTTGAAAGTCTTTACGCTGATACGAAGCGAGTAACCAACGATCCTGGCCAGGCAAATCCTCTTGGATTTTGACGCGAATCGGACGACGCATACCGAGATACCAACGGCGCATATTCACAAGCAAGAGAGCAGAGCGAGTGGTAGTGACACCATCGTAAACGCCAGTCGCGTTAAGGTCGCTGCGCATGAATTCACTGATCACGATTGGCACACCCTGGTAGCGGCCAAGCTCGCCTGTCACCACGGTAGCTGCCTGCCCGTATTTTTCGATGGTCGATACATTAGTAAGAACCATCATTTGATTATAGGCAACTGGATCAACGAAGAAAATAAGTTCGCTTGGATTCACACCGAATTTTTTCATGCGCTGACGCATCACGCGAAGGTTCGCTTCGGTAACGACTGCGTTAGAAAAATCAGTGGTTCCATTATTTGCTGAGTTCGCCAAAGCCTGACGGCGCAAGCCTTTCCAAGCTTTTTCTGCAACGTCAGCACCGAGTGCTTGAGTATCGGAGTCGATGTGAGTTCCATCGTTATCACCATTGAGGATCGCCGCCTCAACCGCTCGTCGTTGAGCTTCGACAACTTCGCGTGTTCCGAGTTGATAGATAGCAGGTGCAGAGTCTTCGTTCAACTCTTCAGGAATTATGTAGTACTCGGCGAACTTCATCGCGGTGAAGGTCATCTTACCAGTGGTGAAATTTGCGCCAGTCATCTGAGTATTTTCAGCGATGGTTCGCGCCTTGGTCACTCCGCCTTGAGTCGGCATCTCGTATGGGTTTGACGCCATCGGGATTTCTTGAAACTTATCCTCGACGACGCGAGCCAATTGATACTCTTCTATGTATGCCGAGGCAAGTAGTGTTGGTACCCACTCATCACCCGCTCCAACTACGGTACTTCCGAACGCCTTAAGTCGAGCACTCAATTCGTTTCGACCGTAGTTAGTATCGAGCATTCCTTTAACCTTGGCGACTCGATCATTCTCGGCAGTCGCACCGATCTTATCGAGAGGCTCGCCATGAAATTGCTGAGAGATGAAGCGAGCGGTATTAACCGACTCTTTAAGGTCGATAACGGTCTGCTTCACTTCTGCTGGAACATTCTTATAACGAGGGTGGCCAGTGTTCACGTTCAGCAATTGCGCTGGACTTGAAGCTCCAAAGAATTTAAGAGCACGCGACTCGTCAGAGCTGCGACCAACTGGAGCTTGGCTGCCACGAAAGATAGCGGCTAGAGTATCGCTATCGGAAGCCTTCTGCCGTGCTTCCATCGTGGTCAATTGGGAATTAATGTCGGACATTGACTTGGTCAGATCCTCAAGCGTTTTGGCTGCTAAAACCATTTCGAAAAACTCCTTATTATTTTTTTAGAGCCCCAACTGACTGAGGCGTTGACCCGTTTTTAAAATAAAATCTTCCATCGTCTTGATCATGTTCTGGTCTTCTAGTGTGTCCTCCGGATCTCCATAAGACTTCATCGGAGTGATCTCCGGTTCCACTGGAACTACTTCGGTCGTACTCATCAGATCCGGTTTAGACACAGTATCCATTTTTTCCAGCATTTGCTGTAACAACATGACCATGTTTGCTAATAATACATTAGTCTGTCTGGCTTGGTCCATAGTTGGATTGACTTCGACGTTCGCTGCTGTGTTGCCGGTTATCGGCTGACTCAGTGGATTTTCGTCGTCAAGCAAGCCTTTCATAGCCGGTTCATCCTCTGGAACCTCGACCTCGACTTCGACTTCAACCGTAGGCGGATCAGTCTCTTCGGTTGAAGTTTCTTCTGGAGGCGGTTCAACTGCCTTCAATACTCCGACGACCGCACTGACCCCGTCTCCCATGTCGATTGTACTCATTTCTCCTTCAAACGCATCTGCCGAATTTTGTCCTAACAAATAGTTGTCACCTTCTTCGGTGATCGCATCGACCTTCCAACCGCTATCGGTTGCCCACGTTTGAAGCTCCTCCATGCTCGCAAAGGAGGCTTTAGGCACGACGATTGTCATGACAGCCTTGCCATCCATCGGATCAATTGCGGCCTCTTCTTCGGCCTTTGTGATCCATTCCTTGATCTGTGGAGGTGTCTTTTTCAGCTTCATGCGGATAAACTGCTTCGTCTCTTCGATTGGTATTTTGCATTCGTCAGCCAATTTGCCTGCTATCTCATCAACCGAATGGTAAACCACATTCTCCAAATGGAGAATGTGACAGCACTTTTCGACATCCTTGAAACCAACTGCACCAGTTATAAGCTCAAGCGTATCTAAGAGCGAGCCCTTCATTGATTTCGCGCTAACCGTGAATTGGGAATCCTGGTTCATCGGCACCGCGACAACCGAGCATTCGTGCAACTCCACGGATTTAATTACGTTAACCCCGTCTTTTTGTTCTTCGTCCGAAACCATAATGCCAACCGATAGGGAATTTAAAATCCCTTCCTTGACCAGGTCGCGGATGCGGCTGATCTCTGGGTCTTTGCTATTCGAGATGCGACCCTTGATATAGAGCCCTTCGTCTTTGGCCTCGACCGATAGCATCTTGCCGATAGGCTTTGAATGGTCATGGTTGAAAAGCATGATCGGATTCTTTTTGTAGTTTTCTACATTCCACGCTTTTTTCCCAATCAAGTCTTTGCCTCTATCGACGACCGCTTTGTTAGCCCAGCCCTCAAGATAGACCGAACCGTCTTCGAGTGCCTTCACCTTAAAGTCAACGTCGCAAGTTTGGAGCAGCTTCAATAGCATTTTCTTATCCTTATCGTTTGAAATCAAATTCACCTAAGTCCTGTTTAGAAACTACTACCTGCGAGCAGCGGCAATTTATTATTTCGCCAGCTGGTCCTTGCGTGTCGCGCGGATAAAATAAATCATTTGAATATGGTTCGTCATACTTTCGGATTTGCCCCTGCATTTTCCAGTGATCGGCTTCGGAGTCAGGATACAATCCGCCAGGATTTCCTCTGACTCGATCGTCACCAGAGTTGATCCATACCTTGACCAGATCAGGTATGACCTCCGCAGCGTCCTTCATCGCGGCTGCTTCACCAATGCTGTTCGCTGTAAGGACTTCAGTCCTTGCGATGGTAAGAGCGCGACCAGCTGCGTTCGCTCCATCCTTGACGATATTTTGAGCGATCTCGCTTATGCTTAGTGCATCTGTAAGTCCTGATTCGATTGTTCCCATGATCTTTTCGGTTGTTGTATCACGAATCTTATAAAAGTTTTCGATTCCTCGCGCTTTGAGCGTCTTGCGACTTTTATCGGAATTTCTTGCTCGAATAGCAGCAATTCCCTCTTCATAGGGTTTATTGAAGGGAACGGCCAATACTGTATCGTATCCCAGATCAATGTGTTTATCCAAAGTCTTGAGATAACCGTCGATCCATTTCTTTTCATATTTTGCCATCGCCTCTTCGATACGCTTCTTAAGCTCTGCCTTGTTTGGAACCTTCGCTGCTTTTTCTTCCATCAAGCTCTTAGCAATCTTAACCGCATCAACGGTTTGATCCTCTAGGATGCCAAGCCAGAGCTTCTCAATTTCTGCCATCGACTCTTTGGATTTTCCATTTATATGCTCGCGTGATCTGCGATACCAATCGCCCTTTTCTGAAGCCGCATAAGTCTCGAATGCCTTAGCGTTGTGCTCTCGGTAGTCGATCTCAGCACCGAGCTGCTCAAGCGTAGTCGGCTGCTCTACTGGAATTGGAGGCGGTGTGGATTGCAAAGAGAATCCACCAAAGCTGGGAGGTGCCTTGGGTACAAGATCTCTTAGCACATCACCACCTTGAATCGGTTCCATTTTCCACACGCGCTGTCGCACTTCGTTATAAGTCATGGTCGATAGCAGCGCGGTTGCCATGTCGGCCTTTGCCTTGAGATCATCTTGCAGGATAGGCACGCCGCCGTAGT